AACTATCTAGATATAGTAAAAGATAATACAAAAGAAGTAGTTAAAGGAGAGAATTGGGATAAATTCCACCTAAATAATATCATAGATTGGTGGAAGAAGAAAGCTGAATCTCGTTATAATAAACTTAAAGAAGACAAAAGATTAAGAACTGAATTAGAAATATGGACACCAGAAGCAAAGATAGATATAATAAGATAACGTCTATGGCAATATCAGAAAAGTCGTATAACGAATTAAAGGAATATTGGGACTTCCAAAGAATCAAGGAGTACAATTGGGAAAAGATATGTGAAATAGTGGACGAGATTGAAGATAAGTTTGCTTTTACACATGGTAAATCTGGTCTAGAATTAAAAGAAAATCTATGGAATAAGATACACCAAGATGAGTATGAAATGCCACCAAAAGGTTGGGTACCAAAAGATACAAAGTGGAGATTATGGTATGAGGGTGAGCCTAAACCGTGGTTAATAAAACAAGAAATAAAGAAGTATCAAGCTTGACAATATTAATGAGATATGTTATAGTGAATAATAATTAAGGAGACAATATGAGTGATTTTTTAAAAGATATAATAAAAGAGAGTGGAAATGAATATGCAGGTTTAGTTAGTGATGGAATAGATAGTGCTGATGTTACCAGTTTTATAGACACAGGCTCTTATTCTTTTAATGCTTTACTATCAGGAAGTATTCATGGTGGATTACCATCAAACAAAATTACAGCAATCGCTGGAGAAGCTGCGACAGGAAAGACTTTCTTTGCATTAGGAATTGTAAAGAATTTTTTAGACAAAGATAAAGAGGCAGGTGTCATTTACTTTGAATCAGAAAGTGCCGTATCAAAAGACATGATTGAAAGTCGTGGTGTAGACGGTAAGAGAATGGTTGTAGTACCAGTTGCTACAGTACAAGAATTTAGAAATCAATCAATAAAAATTATAGACAAATATTTAGAACAACCAGAGGCGAAAAGAAAACCTATGATGTTTGTATTAGATAGTTTAGGTATGTTATCTACTACAAAAGAAATGGAAGACACAGCCGCTGGTAAAGAAACAAGAGATATGACTAGATCACAAATAGTCAAATCTACTTTCAGAGTTTTAACTTTAAAATTAGGTAAAGCAAATATACCTATGATAATGACCAATCACACCTACGATGTTATTGGTTCTATGTTCCCTCAAAAAGAAATGGGAGGTGGTTCAGGATTGAAATACGCTGCCTCATCAATCATCTATTTAAGTAAACGTAAAGAAAAAGACGGTACCGAAGTAGTTGGTAATATTATTCATTGTAAAAATTACAAATCTAGATTAACAAAAGAGAACGCTATGATAGACGTTAAATTAACCTACAAACACGGACTTGATAAACATTATGGTCTTTTGGATATGGCTGAAGCAGCTGGTATCTTTAAGAAAGTATCAACTCGTTTTGAAACACCACAAGGTAAGGTGTTTGGTAAATCTATCAATGACGATCCAGAAAAGTATTTTACAAAGGAGATATTACAACAAATAGATGAATACGCCAACAAAAAATTCCGATACGGATCAGACGAAGAATAAAAAACGTTATATCTATGCACAAAAAACAGGTGCAGATTACACGGCTATAAAATTACTTGAAGACAAATACAGAAATGTAATCTACAAGTATGGTAAAGTTGCCTTTGCAAAAGAGGAAGATGATAAAGGACAATTGCCAATGAAGTTTGATTATGATATATTAACTAATCCCGAAGACAAAGATATAGAAAATCAGGAATTTGTAGATTACATAGGTGACATACTTATTGAAGTAATGGAAGAACAACTGAACGCAGGCAAGGTAGAATTTACCAATGAATAACGAAAGAATAGAAGTCACAATATTAAGAAACTTAATGTACAATGAGCCGTACATGAGAAAATCTATACCATTTTTAAAAGACATATACTTTTCCAAAAGGGAAGAACATATTTTATTTGGAGAAATATATAATTTCATATCAAAATATAATAATCTACCTACTAAAGAAACTATTTTAGTTGAAATGGGTCATAGAAAAGACCTGAACGATGATGAAGTAAGATCGGTAAAAGAAGTATTAGAAGTATTAAATCCTGAAGATGTTGACCAGAATTGGCTAATAGATACAACAGAAAAATTTTGTAAAGATCGTGCCGTTCATAATGCAGTATTAGAGGGTATTAAAATATTAGATAAGAAAGATAGTAAGAGAACACCAGAGGCAATACCAAGTATATTGGCTGACGCTTTGGCAGTATCATTTGACAATCATATTGGTCACGATTATTTAAATGACAGTGATGATAGATATCAATGGTATCATACTAAAGAGAAAAAATTCCAATTTGATTTAAGTTATTTCAATAAGATTACAAAAGGTGGTGTACCAAGTAAGACTTTAAATATTGCTCTTGCAGGTACAGGTGTTGGTAAATCTTTGTTTATGTGTCACGTAGCTTCTAGTTTCCTTGCACAAGGAAAAAATGTATTGTATATTACTTTAGAAATGGCAGAGGAAAGAATTGCAGAAAGAATAGACGCTAACTTATTAGATGTTACCATGGACGATTTACATTCTATACCAAAAGATATGTACAATGACAGATTAAAAAAGGTACAAGACAAGACTAAAGGTCAATTAATTATTAAAGAATATCCAACGGCGTCTGCTCATAGTGGACATTTTAGAGCATTATTAAATGAACTTGCATTAAAGAAATCTTTTAAACCACAAGTATTGTTTATAGATTATTTAAACATATGTGCTTCAAGTAGATTTAAAGGTGGTAATATATCATCATACTTTTATATTAAGGCTATCGCTGAAGAATTAAGAGGTCTAGCAGTAGAGTTTGATCTACCTATTTTCAGTGCTACACAAACAACTAGAACTGGTTATACAAGTACAGATATTGGTTTAGAAGATACAGCAGAGTCTTTTGGTTTACCAGCAACGGCTGACTTTATGTTTGCTCTACAATCAAACGATGAACTAGAACAACTAGGGCAGATGAAAGTAAAACAATTAAAGAATAGATATAATGATCCTTCTTTTCATAGATCATTTATTCTTGGTGTAGATAGAGCCAAAATGAGATTGTATGATGTAGAAAATACAGCTCAAAATATAGTAGATAAAGGAACTGAAACAAAAAAGGAAGTAAATCCTTATGATAAGTTTTCAGATTTTAAAGTATAATGCCTAAAGTACAAAAAGTAAGATTTAGCAGAAACGATAGAAGACCAAAGTCTGATAAAGATTATGATAAATTACACTACAGTAAAAAGATGGTCAAAAGAGGCCGTAAAATATTATGGCAAGTTAAAGAAAAACCTACCAATAATGTGGTAGCAACATATTTCTTTGAGGAAGACGCAGACAGATTAGTTAAATTTCAAAACAAACATAAGGTTTGGGAAATGAATGGTGGGATTCCTAGATTTTTATGGGTAGATAACAGATAATTTACTTGCCTCTTTCTTATAAATATGTTATGAGAGAGATATATGGCATATAATTTAGCAACAGTTTCAACGTTAACTCAACACGTACCATCTAATATAAAGAGTGATTTTACATCTTTATTAAAACTAATGGTAGAGGGCGCCTATTATGGCGATGATTCTCCTGTCACAAAGTCTAAAGTATATACAGTTAAAGTATCTCCAGACAATCTAAAAAAAGTCTTACCTACATTAAAGAAAAAATATACAGCAAAAGTTAAATCAGGTGCTAAACTATCTGCTGACTTTATAGTACAAGATTATAAAATAAAATTTATAGAGACAGGTAAAAAATCTGTAGGACAACTAGACGCACAAGTCACAGCAAAACAAGAAAGAGCCTCACTTTGGATTATTAAAAGATCATTAAAAGATAAGATTAACTATAAATGTCCTGAAGATATATCTAAAGACAAGAAATATAAAGAACTAGTGGCAATATATCCAGATGTTATGGAAGCTGGTTGGTTAGATAATTTTTATGCACAACAAAAAAAAATATTAGAAGTGTTTAGAGGTAAATCATGGACAGAATATAACAGAGACGGTGGTTTTATGGATTATATTTCTAACTTAATAAGAGATAAGTTTAAGATTTCAAAAAAAGATAGTTGGAACCCTGCTGACATATGGTTGATTAAAAATGAAAACAATGTTAGACAAAATATTAATGCTGCTATGAAAGGTAACTCTGTATCTATATCTAAATTAAATGATGTGATGAAAACTTTATATAGTCAATATAAATTGGCAGGTATATCATTAAAAAAGATTTCAGGTAAAGAGGCAAAATATGAGGAAGTAAATACTAAAAATGCATTAATGAGAGACAGTAAGTTTGTAATGAAGTTAGATAGATCAGTTATGAAAATGGGTAACAAGTCAGATAAAACTTTAGTGTCTGCTGATATGAGAATAGATATAAAATCTGCTAACGATGTTTGCGAGTTTCAAGTTAGACAAAACGGAAAAGGATTTAATCAAAATTTAAAATGGGATGGTAAATTTAAAGGTGCTGGTGCAGCTCGTATAGGTAAAGTACCAGTAGATTTATTAACAAGATTAATGGCAGAGTATGGTATAGGAAATAATAGTAAATTATTCTTTGTGAATAATCATAATCTATATCCTAAATCATTGGCTGCTTTTGATAAGGTCAAGTCAGTTTACCTAAAACGATTTAAATTGGTCAATAGATATACAGATACAGGTATTTCAGACAGTAAATTTATTGAAACTATGATAAAGTCATACAATAGTAATGACTTAAAGAACGGAGTATCACATACTAAACTAATGGAATTGGATTTTTTGCATGTAATATACTCTATACCACCAGCAAAAAGAAACAAAATGTTGACGGATATGGTATTTTTAGCAGAGAAAAGAGGGTCACAATTTGGTCCTTTTGGCAAGTTATACTAGTATAAATAGTGGTAACTTGCTTTATTGAATGAGAGAGTGAATTAATTTATGGATAAAATGAGAAAGATATGTTTAATTTTAAAGGTTTCATAACAAAGGAAAAGAACACACATTTAGAACATCTAGAAGATGATATAATCAATAGAGGTTCCAGAGGTGGAGATAATGCTGTAAAATTTCTAAAATCAATTAGAAATATGTTAGCAGGGTCCTCTGGTGGTAAAGTTAACATGTCTGTTAAGTGGGACGGAGCTCCTGCTATTGTATGTGGAATAAATCCAGAAAACGGTAAATTCTTTGTTGGTACTAAATCAGTATTCAACGTCAAACCAAAAATCAATTATACACCAGGAGATATTATGAGTAATCATAGTGGACCTGTTGCAGATAAATTACTAGTCTGTTTAAGAGAATTAAAAAAATTAAGAATAAGAGGTATCTACCAAGGAGATTTACTCTTTACAAATGATACTAAAATACAAGTCATAGATGGAGAGTCTATGATATCTTTCACACCAAACACAATCACATATGCAACACCAGTAAACTCTACTCTAGGTAAAAAGATTAGAAGAGCAAGAATGGGAATAGTATTTCATACAAGTTATACAGGTAAAGATATGAAAAGTTTAGGTGCTGGTTTTGGTACAATATCTGGTAGATCAGGATCATCGGCAGTATTTTTAGCAAGTGCTGGATATACTGATACTTCCGGTTCATCTACATTTACTAGTGGAGAGTTGGCAAGATTTGATGGTTTAATTAGAATGGCTGAAGGCTCTTTAGGTAAAGCTTCATCTATACTAAATGAAATGTCAAGATCAAATGATTCATTGTCAGTAGGTTTTAGATTGAAGGCTTTCTTTAATCATTATATTAGAAACACACAAGGTCATATGGGTAAGGTTAAACAATTACAAGGTATGTTTAGAGATTACTATGAGAATATTTTAACGGAAGAAATAGCAAATAGAAAAACACCAAAAGGTAAACAAAAGTATATAGACCTATTAAATACTAATTTAAAATGGATTGATAGAAATGACAATGCATTATATTTTGCTATAGCTTCTCACGTAAGTTTAGGTAATGCAAAGAACTTTTTAATATCTAAACTATCACAAATACAAAGTATAGGTCACTTTATTAGAACATCAAATGGTTACAGAGTAACCAATCCAGAGGGTTATGTTGCAGTAAACAGATCAGCTGGTGCAATAAAATTAGTAGACAGATTAGAATTTAGTAGATCAAACTTTACTATTGCTAAAGATTGGGTAAAAGGATAATGATAGGATTTAAAGATTACATATTCAAATTTTTAGAAGAAGCTAGACAACCAAAAATTATTTTAATTGGTGGTCCAGGTAGTGGTAAATCTACATATGCAAAATTTATAACAAAAGAATTTAATATACCACACATATACCCAGGTGAACTATTAAGAAAAGAGAAAGCAAAAGGTGGTGAAATGGCCAAAAGATTATCTAATTTAGGTAAGGGTCACTTTGCTCCAAATGATATAGTTTTAAAACTTGTATTTGACGCCGTTGACAAAGCAGATGGTTTTGTATTTGATGGCTTTCCAAGATATATGCAACAAGTTAGAGACATGGAAAAGAAAGGTATTACTATAGATAATGTGGTATTTTTAGATGTAAGTCAGGAAGAAGTTATCAAAAGACTAACTGCTAGAGGCAGAGTTGATGATAAACCTGATGTAATTAAAAACAGAATTGCCTTATATAAAAAAGAAACTGGTCCTGTAATAGAATATTATAGAGATAAACCAGGTTTTGTATCTATTAAAGCTGAGGGCGATACGCCAGAGAACATAGCTAAAGAGATAATAAATAAGGTAAAAAACAAATAATGGAAAAGGAGAT